TTGTCGCGGTAGGTGCTGGTGATGAGCAGTGTGATGCCGTCGGCGTCGCATGCGCTTATCATGGCCAGTGCGCGGCGCTTGACGGCGGGATGCAGGTCGTTGAGGTCACGCGATGAAATCATGTTGGCCTCTGAATAAAAACCCGGATGGCTCCGGGAAGGGGATGATTGGATATTAGCCCTCGTCCGGAGGGTTTGGCAAGTCTGGCTTTTTTACATCGCTGGCGAACGGAGTGCCAAGCCCGATCCATCTGCATCCACACATGCCGATGGGGCAAACATCATAACCCGGACAGACATGCTCATCCTGGCCGAACAACTCCGGCTGCATCAATTCAGCACCGGCCGACATGTCACCCTCGCAAAATACCACCGACGCCCTGCAATGCGGTCGTTCAGATGCTTGTGCATGACAGACCCAAAGTCAGTAAGCGCCGCTCTTTTTGCCTCGAAACTGACAACATCCTCAGTTATGCCCGCATCACACTCATACCGAATGACGGCAGTAATTTTCCAGTTATGCGGCTTTGTGCAATACCGGGCGCATCCGTTTTCGTGACGTATCGGGCCTTCGATGCCGTCAGGTTTGACGACAAAGGCGGCGAAGGGTTGGTGTTGGAGTGGTTTTTTCATACCAAAATTACCTCAATCCCATGCTCCAGCTTGAGCAAGTGCATCTTGATGCGGAAAACCGGATTGTTTCGCAGGTGTGGCGACTTGGCATCCTCGACGATAAACGCCGGGCATCCAGTTGCTGTCCAGTACGCGAAGTCGGCCACGTATCGAATAGCTGGCTTCTTTCGGCCACCCAGCACGACAGGCGGGGCCAACTCAAACGGCACCTGCCGGACAAGATGGATTATTTCCCCCGCACTCTGCATCAACTCCAATTCCTGCCACCTTGCCAACTCACGCCCGCTATCGAACGTCATGCCGTTATATTCGCGTTTAACGGCCCTGTGTTTGTTCGCCCGTACCTTCGCACTACCGGACACGCGAACGGCGCTGGAAGTGGCCTTCCCGGTCGTTGTTGGCGTGGAATTTGTCATGATTCACCGCCGTCATAGCATCCGCACGGCATTGGCCTCTCGAAATGATCTGCAAACATATCCGGCGTGGCCAACATCGAACCCCACGACCACGAACGCCCTAGACCCTTAACCGAGGACAAATCCGCGTTTTGCTCAATAGCGATGGCGCGGGCAGCCAAATCTGGATGCAGCGCGTGCAGCTCCAGAATTTCACCGCGCCGCATATTCGGGCAGAAAAAACAGGACGACTTGCCAGGAAGCGGCAATCCCTCGTTTTTAATAGCCGCCACACAATCGGCCCGTCCCCATCCGTAATCAAGCAGCGGGTAGGCAACGGTGTATTTCTGGTCGTCATAGTCGCGAACCCGGTGCGATTCGTCCGCATCGTAGCCAATTAACTTTGTCACCTTTTCGCCATCCGCCCATGCAGCAATTGCCATCGGGTGGTGATTCAGAAACTTGTCTATCGGCTGGATTTTGAACTTTTGCGAGCAACTCTTGAACCCATAGGCAATGCTCGGCAGTGCGCCGCGATTAAGACAATCCTGCTCCAGTGTCTGCTCTTGGCCGTGCTTGTTGGTATTGCGGACAACCGTCAAATTGGGAAAACCGTTGCGCTTGAGCCATTCGCGCTTAATCTTCATGTATTCGTAGGTATGCGGCCTCTCGCTGCCGGTATCTGCAAACACGATTACATCAGGCATCACGCCAGCATCGCGCAGCCCGATCAGCATGGCCATGCTGTTTGTACCGCCCCCGTCCGACATAACGATCATGATTGCGCCCCGATATGCTCAAGCAACGCCTGTTCCGCCGTTTTCAGCGCCAGCACTCCCGGTGTGCATAGGTGCAGGTAACACATGGCCTCCCAAGTTTCCGGCGTGGCATCCAGTATTTTCCGCAGCGCCCGACGGCGGTACTCGTTCGGGTTGACGATTTTTCCCTTGTGCCTGATTTCGTCGCGGATATACCACAGCGCCTTTTGCAGGTCTTGAGCCGGTGCGCCTTTGCTCTTGTGCCGGAAAATGTACTTGAACGCATTGCCGCGATTGAACGACAGATGGCGCGTGACCTGGATGCACTCGATGCCCGAAGCATGTCCGGTGTAGTGGGCGGGGTTGTTTACGGGGTCTGTCATTGCGGTACTCCGTAACGATACGGCCGAACCTGGCCGGACAAATACCGTTCCAGCGCATCGGCGCGGCTGACTTTGTTCCGGCGTGCGTATTCCTTGACGCTGTAGTAACTCAGGCCGTGCGTTTTGCAGTGGCTGGTGAGGGCCGCAGTCGTGCCGCGAAACTCGAAATGCACAACCGGCGTCTTGCGGATGCCGTTGCGCTCAAACATGCGGTAGGCTGCTTGGCCTGACATGCCTGCCAGTGCGCCAATGACGCCCCACTTGCCGCCGGATTGTTCCAGCAGTTCGGCCAGCACTTGCGGGACCGGCTTACCCGTCCGCGCTGATTCGCGTTGTTCCCATGATCTCATGGCTAAATCCCCGTTGTTTTCTTGTCTGTTCAGTATTGCACTTGCAATATCATCCGTCAACCACTTTTCCCGTAATCCGCTCGAAAATAACCCGGCTGACGTACTCCGCAAATCCAGCCGGGTCAGTCTTGGCCCGTTCGCGCATACCCTGCGCCGTCTTTTCGGACAGCGCGTGGCAGTAGTGGCCTTGCTCAAGCTGGCAGAGTCGGCAGGTGACTAGGTGGCGGTGTAGGCTCATTGCGCGGCGTGGTGCTCACGAATCAGCCTAAGGCAATCCGTCCGCACTTCCGGAAACCACATTTTGTCATTCATGTGGCGAAACCATCGGCCAATGTCAGCCTCACACGGAATGGCGGAATCGTAGAACTCGCGCCCGTCCTGCTCAAACGTCAGATAACCATCGTCGCTGCGTACTGTAATCATGATTGCCAATCCTGTTGTTGCATATCGTCAACGAACCGTGAGCGCCCGCCATCAAACCGCATAACGACCTTCACACCGGTCTTGCCCTTGCGCTGCTTGCCGATGATGATTTCGGCCAGCCCTTTATCTTTCGAGTCAACGTTATAAATCTCATCGCGGTAGATAAACATGATCAAGTCCGCCGCCTGCTCGATGTATCCAGATTCACGCAGGTCCGACATCATGGGACGCTTGTTGGGCCTGTCCGACACTTTCCGGCTCAGCTGGGACAGAGCCACGACCGGGCAATTGAACTCCTTGGACAGCGACTTCAGGCCGACAGCAATCTCAGCAACCTCCCGCTGCCGGTCCGATGTCTTTTCGACAGCCTGCATCAGTTGCAGGTAATCGACTAGTACCACGCCAATTTTGTTCTTGTGATTGCGCGAAATCCTCCGCAACTTGGCGCGCATCTGCATGATGTTCATCGTTGGCGTCTCGTCGATGTACATGGGCCAGTTGTGCATTTTGGTGATAGCCGCAGACACCTTGTTCCAGTCTTCGTCGGACATTTTCGATGTCCGCATGTTGCCCTGATACACGGAGCCAACGGACGAAATCATCCGCTCGGCGAGATCCGTGTCGCCCATCTCCATCGAGAACACGACAGCCGGGCCATCAATTCCGTTTTTGAGCATGGCGTTTTCGATCATGTTGATGGCAAACGTGGTCTTGCCCATGCCCGGAACTGCCGCGACAATGACAAGCGTCTTGGGATGCAGCCCGTGAATAATCTCGTTCAGGTTGTCGAATCCGGTGTCTATGCCGGTTTCGCCGTTCGTGTGAACCCGGCTCTCCAGGATGTCCAGCGTCCGATTCAACACGTCCTTGATGGGTTTCGGCCCCATCTCGTTTTCACGTGCCTGCCCGTCACGAATCGACATGATGAGCGACTCGGCTTGATTTATCGTGTCGTCCAGCGTTGATGCCTCGGTCGGGCTTTCCACCATGCCGATGATCTTCTGGCAGGACGCAATCAGCCGCCTTCCGGATGACAGGTTACGGACCTGAAGCGCACGGGCCTCGATGGATGATTCCCCGGCGTAATGGGTGGATCGGACAATATCGCCGATGTAGGCATCCCCACCGATGCACTCAAGCCGCCCATGTTTTGCAAGGTGGTGCGATACCGACAAAGCGTCATGGGCCTGATTCTGGCGTGACAGGTAGGACACAGCGCGGAACAGTGAGGCATGGCGCAGGTCGTAAAAGTCCCCATCGTTGACGATTCCGGAAACTGCATCGAACGCGGTCTTGCTTTCGAGGATGGCACCAATGACATCCTGCTCAAGCGTGATTGAAAACAGGGCTTGGCTCATTAGAAAGCCTCCCCGTCTTGCTTGATCTTTTCCCGCATTGCTGCAAGGGCGTCCTTGGCCGACTTAGTGTCAACCGGACCGGAGTACATGTCCTTGTCGGGTTCAGCCAGCGGGTAATCCATGGGTTGTTCTACATAGCGTCCATACGGACCGGACATGGCTGTTCTGGGTGGGCATGGGCTTGCGTATTCGGTCTTGCACCATGTCACCAGCGCCGCCTCCCACTTGTTGTTTGGCTTGCTGGTGCCGTTGTGGTGGATAACGAACTTGGCCAGCAACTCGTCGGTCAGTCGGTCAACAGGGACACCAGCCCGCATCATCAGCGCCGGGAATTGTTCGCCGGGCTTCCAGTCGGTTGTCATGGTGACGGATTGGTTGGCTCGGTCGTGCTTGGTGATGCGGTCGATGTAGTCTTGACCGTCAGATTGCGGGGCAGGGCGAGCATCGCCTTCAGCAATCAGGATTCCGGAATCAGGTATCAGGTTAAGGGAATCAGCCGGAGCGCTTCCGATTTCCTCCGAAGCGCTCGCGTAATTTCGCGAGTTTTCACAACCACCTGAATATGCTGGAATTGTCGATTCAGCCTCATTTTTGTGAGGGTTTTGGTGCTTCGTAAAATTAACAATCTGGATAGATCGCGATTGAATCGAGTTTTTTACGGAGGCGTACCGAATAATGAATCCATTGTCGTGAAGCCACGTCAGCATGGCGTCAATGTCGATGCCTTCGCGGTACGGAAATGTGTCTGCCTTGATGCGAATCGGGCGATCTTCCAACCGGCCTTCGCGGTCAGCCAGCAGCCACAGTGATTGAAAAAGCAGCGTGTGGAGAGGGTCCGAAACCCCCAGGACTTCATTTCTGAAAATTGCAGGTTTGATATTTCTGGCGCGTGCCATATTGCGATCCTCGGTCAAGAGAGTCAAAAGGATGGCGGCAGGCGTTGACTAGACGCTCTTTGGGTGCCCCCTAGCCGCACATGTATTTTACCACCACATTAGAGGTCAGTCTTCCTCAAAATCGAACAGTTTCGGACTGTTGACCTTCTGTTCCATGCTCTTCAGGTAGTAGGCGGAATCCATGAAATACCCAGGATTCAACTCGCTGCCCTGCCCACGTCGGCCCATTTCGAGAGCGCAATACGGCACGGTTCCCAGCCCGCAAAACGGGTCATAAACCAACTCGCCTTTGTTGCTGTAGCGCTCAATCAGGCGCTTGACGATATCTGTCTGAAGCGGGCATACATGTTGCTCAACGGCCCGGCGCGACTGGTCGGAATTGAGCGTCAGCATCCGGTTGATATCGTGCCACACGTCCGGATGATGCGAGCCTGGCGCAAGACTCATGAATGTGGACGGGAGAGCGCCGCGCAGCTCCAAATCTTCGCCCAGCTTGATATGATGTTCGTAGTCGTACACGTTTTGCAGGCTGTACTTTGTGAACATGCTGGCCAGCTTGTCAGGGCCATAGCCTGCCATTTCTTCCGCTGTAATCATCCGGTTTCCGCTGCTACGCCAGAACGCATGAGCATCGACCTGCCAGTGTGCGCGGGTGTATTCCTGTTTTGACTTCTTGACCGGCTCGTCAGCATAGCCGCGGGTGCGGTCAGTCTGAGGCTTGCGGAACAGGATGATGTATTCCGGCGAGCCTACGCCCATCTTCGTGCCGTCCTTGCACTGCTCTGACCACCCGAGCCGGTACGTCTGGTTGTTCTCGCGCACCACGTCCGTGATGACGGTAATCATGCCCATGTAGTCGAAACCATGCTTCAGGCCGTGAAAGGTGGCCTCGCAGTGGAACGGGGAAACGGTCGGCGCGCCTGCCCCGGTCACATTGCCGAACAGGATGCGGTCTTTGACGTGACAGGCGTAGATTCGGCCCGGCTTGAGGATGCGCAACAGTTCCGGCGTCAGGAAGTCCATCTGCGCCCAGAAATGATCATTGTTCTCGGTGTGTCCGAAGTCGTTGTAGCTCGGGGTGTATTCGTAGTGATTCGCGAACGGGATGGACGTGACAATCAGGTCAACGTGATTTTCCGGCTGGCGTCGCGCCTCAATGACGCAATCATTATTGGCTACGGTCCAGCCCTGGCCGGATACCTCGATGCGGTCAACGCCGATAGATCGGGTCAGTTCTTCGGCCATCTGAATATGATTCAGGCCGTAATTGCGGATGATGTCGGTCATGTTTTCCACCATGTGATTGTGTTGTGTCCATTTCTCGTTCAGGACTTTTAGCACGTCGCGCTCGGCTTCGGTGTAGATGATGTGGATCTCGCACTGATGGCCCTGTAAAAAGCGGTATATCCGGTGGATGGCCTGAATGAAGTCGTTAAACTTGTACCCGATGCCGGTAAAGATCATCTTGTGACAATGGCGCTGGAAGTTGCAGCCAGATCCGGCAAGCACCGGTTTGGTGGACAGGATGCGGAAATCCCCGTCACTAAAGCCAATGATGCGCTTTTCCCGCTCATCTAAATCCTGCGAACCCCATACGCCAACTGAATCCGGCAGCGCCTTCTGAATCGCTGCGCGTTCGGTTTCCAGGTCATGCCAGATGATGAAGTGATCGTCCGGCGATGCGTTGACGATCTCGACCGCCTTGGCCACCCGAGCCTCCAGGCTGTCGCGCTTTTCCGCCGCTGCCGATGACAGACCCATGGCGGTATCGCGGAACAGAAACCCCTGTCCGTCGCGGTCGCTGCCAGCGCCTGCATGGTCGGTCGGCAATTCGTGGTAGATGACACTTAGCGGCGGCAGGTCGTAGCCGGTGTCGTCGTATTTAAGGTCAGACGGCTTGCTGATAAATACGGCCCATGAACTCATCCACAGCCAGAACTCGCGCTCTTTGTGCGGGTAGAGCGTCAGGTTATTGGCCTTTGTCGAGTCTCGCTTAAAAAACCGCGTGAGCGCCTGCCCGGTGTCCATGATGCCCAGAAAACCGGCGTAGTGAATCAGCTCCTTGAATCGGTTAGGCGATGGCGTAGCGGTGGCCACAAAGCGGTACTTTACCGTCTTGAACACCTGCAAAAACGTCTGATACGTATCGCTGCCGAACGAGCGCAAGACGGACGCCTCATCAAGCGAGACAGCCGCAAAGATATTCACGTCCAACTTGCCGTCGCGCACCGATTCATAGTTCGTCAGATAGAAATCACAATCCGGCGTCATTTCGGATTCGCGGCGAATGAACTCAAACCGGACGCCAAGCATTTGAGCATCGCGGCGAAACTCCTGCCTAACCCCGAGCGGGCAAATGACAAGCACCTTGCCACCTGCGCGGGCATGGATAAGGCGCAAAGTCTCAATCTGCATAACCGACTTGCCCAAGCCAAACGCGGCGAAAATAGCCCGGCATCCACCGCGAACCGCCCACTTGACGATATCGCGCTGATGCGGCTTGAGGATGGGCGAAATGTCCGCGTCATCAACCTCAAAGCCGTTGAACTTAGCCATGGCAATCTTGCCGCGCACAAAGTTCAGATAATCCGTGTTTTCCATAAAATCCCCCAAAAATTAACCAATGCCGCCAATTTCAGCGGACAAATGCAGATTACAGGTGAGCGGAAATAATTGCAAGCGCAATATTTTTATGGGGGGTGGATTTGATGCGGAATAGTGCGGTCTTTCCCGCCGTCATGCTTACCACCACTCCCGATGCGTCCATCGGGCGATACCCGTTCGCCGTCGCAACCCGGCATCAGGTCGGATGGTGCGGTCATTGCTGATCCCGTCCGGCGTGTTTGTGTTGTGGCGGGTGACTCGAACACCCGACCTGCGCGATCATCATGACCACCCGCTCTCCCGTTGAGCTAGACACCACAACCGGCTGGACACTGGACTACGTAATTGCAAGTGCGCACATGCAATCCTCAGCCGCCAATGCCCATGCGGTTGTGTGCCTGTTGTCCGGACAGGCTCCGGGCTACACTGGGCGGACCTTTGTGCAGTCTCGACGTTGCTCTGTGTTTCGACAGCGTTGCCGCTGGATTTCCCGACAGATGCAACCGGCTGGACACTGCGACCGAGAACCCCCAGTTCGAACAATGCACATGCGGTTGAACACTCGTAACGTGAGTGACTCGCATCTGATCGACCCGGCGATGATTCCGGAGAGTTTTCCAATTTCACCACGTGTCTATTGCATTTCATCCCCTATCCTGACGCCCGCCGATTGCCGTCAGCTAAAACGCAGACCCTCATCCCTGAGCCGATGCAGTGCCGGTTCCCTGAAACGCTTTACGACGCCGGAAGATGCGCTTGTATTCTTTTTCAATCGCATCACCCAACTCTTTCGACATCTTTACGCCGCGAGTTCCGCCAGCCAATGCGCTGACATGGCCCTGAGTGCAGCCAATTTTTTCACCCAACTCTGTCTGAGTCATCCCGGACTCATCCAGGATTGCGTTGATAATTTGCTTGTAGTCCATCGTATCGCCCTCTGTCTGCCGCTACTATATAGCGCCCGCAATAGTCGCGCAAGATTATTTTTAGCGTATGGGGTTGACGGCATTTATTGCGGGTGCAATACTCAATCCATCGAAACGAACCAAGGAAAACGACAAATGAGCCA